ACAGTGCTTGTAGAAGAGTTGTGGGGAAGCAAACACTTCCAAACGTTATTAGAGTATAGTACATGATCCCCTGCTGCATAGGCTGCATCTGTAGAGTCGTGTATAGTCATTGGAACTGCCTCAACCCAAAAAGACCTATTTGCCCCTGTGGGCTTATTTGCAGCTGCGGAAGTATGGACTACTTGAGATTGCCAGTACTTGCCTCCATCAGATACATACGTTATTTCAGTATAAGATTGACCAGTTGCCCAAGCAGAAATACTCGTCGCAAAACTATTAAATATAAAAGGCTTATCGTCCACATTGAAAAAAACGCTGTGGTCGAGCGAGGCACTACCATCTTCTTTTATTATACTTACGGTGCTGTCGCTTGGCCAAATACATCCACCTCTTCCAACGTCAGCACCTTGATATTCCCAACTACAGTATTTACCTGTAACAACCCTGCGAGGAATCTTTATGTTTTCAAGGTCATAAGGAACGGTCACTTCAAAAGTAACGGTTGCAGAATCTTCACTAGCGACTCTATCAATTATGTACTTAATTATAGGAAACTCTGTAGGTGCGGTACCGGCTGCTCCTGCCTCTCTCTCTCCATGAAGATGCTTTTTTAAAGTTCTTCTACGAACAAGATCTTTGCCTACTAGATCGTCGTTTTTATAGTCTCCAGAAAGGCTGGAAAATTTATCAAGTATATTTGCGATTGTTAGGGTTGGTCGTGAGGCCGCACCCTCCGCTTTTAACTCCAATCCTTCCATAAGAATTGGCATAGCACTATATGTTCTAAGAGTATGAGGAGACTCTCTATCTCTGAATTGTATAGTTGTTAGATCTTCCTCCACGCCCGGGTGGAAGTATAGTATATTACTAGAATCAATAGTTAACTCAAAGAGTTCTATATATCTACTATCAACCTCTAACTGTTGTAGATCTGTTGCAATTATATCTGTCATGGTTCATAAACTCGTTTTAGTGTTGCTGTTAAAGAATAGAAATCGTCGTAAGTATATGTTGTACTATAGTTTTCACATATAACTTTTATATCTTTTTCTCCAGTACGTGTAGTATTATTAGTATCTGGGAGTGTGAAAGTAAATGCAGTAGCGCCTAGCTTGCCGTCTAAGAAGAGTACGACATCGTCGACGAAAGCCTTTTCTCTGTTCTTGAAAGAAATGCTGTACTCCTCTTTTATTGAATTGATGCCGTCTGTAATTCGTTGCTCATACCCATCACCGAACTTTGCTCGGATAACAGAGGGGTTTGATTTTCTGCTCATTGTTTTGTCGGGGACGGCATAACTAACCCCTGTATATATAAATCCTAGTGACATTATGCTACTCCATAAGGGTTAAGTATTCCGCCCGATCTTTTTTGATTCTGCAGTTCCTTTTGAACTGCGCTTGCTACTGCGGTACCGAGAGCTTCCATATCCATACCTTTCCCACCCTCTGTGCTAGTTTGTCCATCATTTGAAACATTTACAGTAATTTGATTAACTTGACTTGAGCCAGAACCCTGCATCTCTACAGGTATTGACTTTCCATTTGGAAGAGGTACGACAGCTTCTGTTCCGTGTAGCATAGCTAGATGCCCTTGAGTAGACCCCGAAGCGACTCCGCCGTTTGCATACATAGGAACTTTTTTGCCGTTGTCTGCAATTCCTCCTCCACTAAACTGGAAGTCTGGACCAAACATACCTTTAATCAATCTTATAGTTAGCATTTCTGCTAGTATATTAGCAATATTACCGAGCATACTCTTTGCCATATCTCCGAAAGCGTCCGAGGCACTCTTAGTACCGTCAATAATAGACGCAAAAGCGCCCTGCATATTAGTGGCAAAACTATCTGCAATGCCGTCTGAAAGAACTTTAATATCTGATAAGTTAGTTTTTGCGTCTTTTAACTTATCTACATTATCACCTATATCGGCTAATTTTCCTGCTGTCTCTTGCTCGTTTGCTCGTTCCGCTCTGCCTCTCAGCCCGGTGCTTTCTGCTTCGCCTACACCCTCTGTTCCAATTTGTGTTCTTTGTGTTCCGATTTTACCTGCAAGTAGGCCTGCTTGAGTACGTTGTTCTGCTGTCAGGCTTTGGTCGAGCGCTATCTTTTTAAGCTCTAACTGAGTTTGTAATAGCTTTGCGTCTAAAAGATCATATTCCATATTGATCATTTGAGTCTTTAGTGTGCCTTCCTTTCTTACTTGATCTTCTTGAGCATGCCTCAAGCTTTCAGCCAGCTTTAAATCAGCTGCCGCATCGAACTTTTCTTGGAACATACCGCTGAAAGATGAGCTATTTGCGAAGTCTCTTTTCGCATTATTAACTGTTCTTTGTTCACTCTTCTCGCGCTGCTTTAATAAGTCTCTCTGTACCTTTAGTTTTTTACCTAAAAAGTCTAAAGACTGCTTTTCAAAGTTTAAAAGTTTAGTGTCTGTTTTTAGATTATACAGGTCTAGTTCTATACCATAAAGCTCCGCTTTGTCTTGCAGCTCTTGGTCTGATAAGTTTGCTTTTGCTTGAAGTATTAACAACTGCCCTTTCTCTAGGTCAAGCTGTCTTTGCTGTGCGGCAGTTATACCGCCTTTTGTATTCTTTATTGTCTCTTCCAGTAGTGCTATAGAGGCCTGTTTGTTTGTTATATCAATAAGATGCGTACCGTGGGCCAGAGCTGCCTTTGCTAAGTCTTGTGCTACAGGGTTTCGCATTTGGTCGAGTCGAAGCGATTCTTGTTGTACACCGAGGGCGTCTAGTTTTGCCTTGTGTCCCGCTGCCTCTACTCTCTGAATAAAGTCAATTTGGTCTGATATTTCTTTAATTCGCGCAGCTTCTGAGTCATCAGTGCCAGCCCCAAGAAAGAAGCCGCGATCTTTTTTAGCTTTTTCGATCAACCGAGCTTCTTCTTGTAGCTTTTTAATCTGAGAGTCTCCAGTACTTTCCGGAGCTAAAGTTAGTAAGAAAGATTTCATGCCCTTTGCTGCTTCAGCGGCTACTTTAGGCATAGTGCCCATTTCCTGTAGATGAGCAATTAAAGCATTCCTGGATTCTAGAATCTTTTCAGGGTCCATACCTTCTCGCACAGCTGTAGTATACTTATTCATTAGCTCACTGTTGCCGCCGGCCTCTGAAACAATCTCGTTTAGTGCTGTCATTTCCATGTTATGACGCTTTACTGCCTCTTTCTGAGCTTCTGTCAGCTCTATCGTAGGCTTCAAAGAGTTATAATAGTTTTTTGTAGCTATCGTAGCGGCTTGCTGGTTTCCTATATTCTTCAGACTGTTATCAAATTGCTGCTTTTGAAGCCTATTGTGCTCTTCGATAATCTTATTCTCTTGGTCTAGGCTGACTGCTTCGGCTCTGTCGCTCATTGCCTGCTTATTGAACCCTTTGGAACTGGCCATCATATTGCCTACGGCTCCCGCCGATTCGGCAAAGCCTACTGTGGTCATTTCTCTGCCTTCAAGCTTAATTTTTTGAAGGTCAACGAACCTTATATACTCTTCATTGAGCTCTTTTATTTTCTCTCTAAATACATCTATCTTATCTGCGCTGCCGTCTGCCTCATCTCCTTGGTTTTTAAACATCTGTGCAATCGTTGACCCTACTGTAAAGATAATACCAATCCAGCCAAGGGCACTAAGAAGTTTTCCGCCCCACTTTGTAACGGCTCCACCGACCGCCGACGCGGCAGCACCTACCTTTAAGTAGGCTCGTCGCATTTTACTAGTATTCACTTCCGTCTGTAGGACTTTTTCTTTCTCATCTAACTCTATCTGAGCGAAAGCCTGGGACATTGACAGTACGATTTCGGCAGACAACCCTTTAAAAATACCAGAAGTTACTTTACCAGATTTCATTATCTGTATATTCGCTTTATCCAAAGACCTTTTCAAGTTGGTCATACCCGCTTTTGAAAGTTTGCCGCCGCCTGCCAAATGCTGCATTAGCTTGGACTGACCGCCTTGAGCCATAGCTGCGGCCGATGCCTGTTGTAACAACACAACCTGCGCCTGTATCGAAGTGTTCGCACTCTCGATGGCTATTTTGCTGGCATTTTGTTGGGCGATCATTGAGGCACTTGTAGCGAACATAGCATCAGAGGCACCTTTTAGGTTAAAACCTAAAGCTCTTAAAGGTCCTGAGGCTAAGAGCGCGAAGGATGCGCCTGCTAACATGGGGGTATCAATTAGTACCTTTGCGAGGGCATTGGCTGCTGGTAAAAGGAACTGCTGTATCTTCATTACGATGTTATCGAACTGTACTGCTAGTTTATTAAACTCATTCTCAGTACCTCCGCCAACAATAGCTAACATTCTTCCATATTTATCTTCTGCTTGAGCAAGTACATCATTGGCAACTGCCTGGCTCTTCTCAAAAGTTGAGAGAGCATTAACGTCTTTACCAAGAGCAATAGCATACTTTTCAGAGGCATCTTTTAAGCGTAGAATAATACCGAGTTCATCAAGTAGTTCAGGCTCTGCTTTTGTCACACCACGAACAAGTCGATTAAAGGAATCTGTAACATCTCTACCTAATACGGCGGAAGCGTCTTTTGCAGCTTTACCTAGTTTAGTAAGCTGGTCGGGAGATAATCCGGAAGCTACACCAATAGCAGCGGCCTGAGACGCATCTCTAAAGGCGATCTGTGCTCCTGTGGCGGCTTGGATATCTCTGGTTAGAGACTGCATTGCTATACCGGTTGAAGCTGCGTAAGTTATCTGACCTTGACGAAGTACCTCTAAATCTCCTGCTCTTTTTAAGAAACCGAAAGCAGCAGTTACCGCAAACATCTGGGCAGCGAAGGTAGCGTATACCGCTACAAGGCCTCCCATGCCTTGAGACATTTTCGAAAAGTTCTTAGTGCCGTTAGAAGAAGCCTGAGCAGCACCTTTAATGTTTCGATCAGCAGTACGTGCGCCCTTGCCAAGATCGTCCATACCTTTAGCAGCAGCTTGAGACTCTAA